GGGTTTGCGCCGTATCAACAGTCAAGATATTAAGTTATCCTCTGAGAACTCGAGATCGGTAATCCTTATTGTTCAGGTAAATCCGGTAATTCCGGAAATACTTGCTCAATGAGGTAAGACTCGATAATACTACGTTGCTCCCTCCGAGACTTGTATTGGTCTCGTGGATCAACGATGTATTGTACAGAATTGATGTCATCAGTTGATGGCTCGAAGTCAAAAGACTCCATGTCATTCAACTTTAGCATGATACTTGAAAGATCAGCTCTAAGCTGTTCTTCCACATGTATCTGCGCATCATTTCTGTGGTGTGTGTCTTGCCGTGGACATTCCTGAAATCCATATTCTTCTGAATCTAATAATTCAGAGAACATGATTTCTGCTTTCATCGATTGCGACATGACAAATAAATTCCTGTAGACTATGTCAAACAGGGATATGTCTTTTCGCTTCCAGGGTGAGCATACGTCATACCCCTCATCAGAGGGCTTGACGCAGCCATTCCATGGATTCGATGCTAGCAACCAAACTCTATCAAAAGACTTCTTGGTTTTACCAAAGAAGGCTTTGATGAGCACGGCAGGGGTAACAGTGAAGGGTTCATACCTGTTCTGTAACTCCACCATACATATGTTAAACATATGTGGTTTCGTTAGGTCAAGCATGAAGCCTGGAGTGAGCGGACTCAAGTTGATTCCATTAAGGAACAACTGTTTCGCAACTTCAGCTGCGGCATAGTTTGAACCTTTAGTGGACTCAACGGTTTTAGAATACGATATGTCTACACCTAGTGCAGGCATCGTTTTCTTATACTGTTGAGCTTGAGACTCACTTTTAGTGATGAAATCATCACCGATCATCCGATAATTGTTCTTGGACCTTGGTCCATGACAATATTCGGCTGTTAGGTGATGAGCTAAAGCAAATAGTGGCCATGATGCATAGGCACCCATTGGTTGCCCAGCAGCATAGCTTACTATTTCTTGCGACCACGCGACTGTAAATTGTCTCTCCGCAAGGAGGGTCCAAAATGCAGAAGCAAGATCACTATCAGGCACTAATCGAAAGAGTAACTCTTTCTGAATTATTGCAGGAAAGCGATCGGTCGCGGAGGTCAAGTCAGCG